CTAGAACGGTTTCACCCGCGTTCTTGAGCAGATGTAGGTCCGGGAGGTCCAAAGCCTTCACAATCGGCGACAGCGCGTCCTGGCGCGTACTGTTCTTTAGGTTGCCGTCGTGGTTGCCCAGAATGATGTAGGTTGGTGCGATGGACGCCAGGTTTGCGAAAAAGTCGGAGCAAAGCTCAACGAACTCTGGTGAAATCTGTGTCTTGGTGTGGGCGATGTCGCCGCAGTGAACGATGTAGTCCACGTTCTCTTTACGAAGGATATCGTAAAGTTGTTCGAATACCTTCTTGTATTCATAATGAAATTTTAAGTTTTTTATATGCGTGTCCGCAATATGAGCGATCTTGTACACGTAGTTATCCCCTAAGCTATAACACTAGTATACAGGACGTGTAGGTGGTGTCAAGGATTATTTTAGTAATTTTGCTGTCAAGATGTGTAATCTATAATCCGAGGGGGCTCGTCAAGCGCCGTAAGTTCTCCGGTATCAAGATTGTAATTGGCGGTAATTTGGATGGACTCGGGTGGACCTTCCTCAAGCCACCGAGCCCTAAGTCCCGTGAACCCCAACTCTTCCATAAATTCTGGCTTTAATTCAAAGAATCTTTCCGGGCTGCGATAGCCGTCTTCTTTGTGGCTAACATAGCTTGATGTGTCTATCTTGTCGAGAGGCACACCGGTCACATACGCCACTGGACGCGAGCGATCGCCCCGGTGGTGACCCGCGGAGTATATTAGAAAGTCGTAGGTGCCACCAAGACCTTCCACTTCTTCCAGTTCTTCTCTAATAATTTGCTTTAGTTTTGCTTTGGTTAGTTTCATTTTATTATTTTAGTAAAGCTGCAGCTTCTTCTATTGTAAGATGGACTAGTCTAAGCCTCTCTTTGTCCTCGGGGGTATCAGCATGATGGGCCTCTAAGCTGGTGGCCCATTGCGACAGCCACTGCAGCATCTCCTCTAAGGTCTTGCCAGTTTCTTTATTGCGTGATTCGCGCCAGTGAACCCGGTCGGCGCCCTCATTGAGGCTTCCCGATGACAACTCTTCTAAAACGTTGAGGAGAGCCGGCTGCCATTTGGTCCAATGCTTGCCGCCGCCGATGTTGGAGGACCACCAGATCAGGCCCTGGAGGATCTGTTCTTTGTCAAACTGAGCGATCAAGCCGGGATACTGCTCTGCTAACTCAACCAAAACCTCCTCGGCGTCGCGGATGTCCTGCTCGGTGGCATCGGGGCGCGAGTAGCGCGCTTCGTGTAGCTCTTCCTTGATAATCTGCCGCAGCTTTGCTTTTGAAATCTTCATTTTAAAAACCTTCGCCGTGAGGGTCGCGTGCATACTGCAGAGCTGCAACAAAATCATTGAAATCCGCCTCTTCCAAATCTTTAACGACATCGAAGGCTAGCTTACGAATTGTTGCGTCTAACATCGGGGAGGATACTACACGCAGAGCCCGAAGAAGAGCGTCAATGGGAGCGCCCTTAGTTAGATCGTGAGCCGCTTCGGCCGAGGACCGAGCCGTCGAGGGGTCGTCCCACTCGCTCTCGTTAAGCTCTTCGCGGATGATCTGTCGTAGTTTTGCTTTTGAAATCTTCATTTTATTCTCCTAAACCTAGTCGCTGGGCTACCTGATAAGATGAGACTGCACCCTGAGCGGCTCTTTGAACCTGCTGGGGGCTGATCCTCTTCTGACGAAGCGCAGTGGCAACCGCATTGCGAAGTCCATGCATCTGTGCGTGCTTGCCCAAAAGCTGGGTAGCCTGCTGGTATGCGCGATCTCCTTGTCCCCAACCTTCTTCCATCGGAGCCAAGAAGGAATCGTCCATAACCTTTCTAAGATAGCCCATTAGCTCCTCGTCAGTCTCGTCAACGCCCAGCCATTCTGCGGCTTCTTCGGCGCTTTCAAAGCGGTCTACCTCTACTCTAATTAATAGCTTATTGAGGAGACGCTCCAGAGAAGTTCCACCTTCCCGAGAAAGATCTTCCTCCTCCTCCGGCTCCGGCAGTTCATCAATGTCAGCGCCGAGACGGACAGAGCCGCGCATGGCATCCAGCTCTTCTTTGATGATCTCTTTAAGTCTTTGTTTGGTGATTTTCATTTTGATTATTCCTTTTGAGAATTGCCCAAAGCAATCGTCCATCGTTCTTTGAGGTCTTCTAGCTTATCCCCCAGCATCCGACCATGAGTGCTAAGGTGCACAAACTCTCCTAGCTTGTGAGGCTCTTCTGTGAGGCGAGCGATAGCGCTGTTAAAATCAAGGACGCTCTCGTCAAGCTGCCTCAAAGCCAATTGAGCTTCGTTGACTAACTCTTCAACGCTCATGTCAAAGGTGGGCCCTCCTCTATCGGGGCGTTCCGAAGCAGGGCGTGCTTCCGATTGAAGCTCTTCCTTGATAATCTCTTTTAGTCTTTGTTTGGTGATTTTCATTCTAGTTCTCCACGCTCTTCCATTGAGTGAGCAATTGCCGTCGCCTGTTTCGGATCTTTTCCTTCTTTGTCAACCAAATAGGCGATCTTTCGCGAGATGCGCTCGTCCTTGGCTTTCTTGGCTTCTTCTAATTCTTGTGTTCCTCGATGAAACTCTCGATAAAAGAGTTCCTCGTGGATGATTTGCTTTAGGCGCGATGTTGAGATTTTCATAGGACTCCTAGACGGACATTGTGAGCGTCAACAATAAATAGTTGTCTGGGGTGATAAGGGTCGCATTTTCCAGGCATTTTCGGAATTGTTTCTTGTTCATCGAGCCAACATCCTCGTTGTCGCCAATATCAACCTTCCAAACCTCAATATCAAAATCGAGCAAAGTCTTGATAATCTCAAGCTCTTTCTTCTTTGCGTCAGGGTCCAAAGCCACATAAACTCCCGCATCTTCTTTCACGATCTTGCGGAGCAAAACAGAGTTCTGATTTAACGTAGATCCCAGGATGGGCACGGCGTTTCTGCCTGCTGTAATCGCATCAAATACACCCTCCACCAAAATGATATCGGAACTCCAATCCACGAACAAGTCGTTGAAAATGATATTCTTGCTAACTGGCGGGTTCTTATATTTGGGATAAAACTTCTTGTCGTAGGAGCGAGATACAAAGTAGGTCAGATCGCCTTCTTCATCAAACGACGGAATGATGATGCGACCTTCATACTCGCCATTGGCGCAATATCCCATCTTCCACCACACAATGTCTTTTTTGTCAATGCTGCGCTTGCGCAAATAGTTGCGCGCTGCAAACCCTGTGGGTGGAACATCCTTGTTGGCGAGGGACACAAAGCCCTCTGGCATCTCAACTACTTGTTTTTCTTCGACTTTCTCTGCGAAAAGATCTTCGAGCTTGTCGTATTCAACAGCGTCTGTAAACTCTCGCCACTGTCCTTTATCATGATTCGTACCGAATCTTCTAACAACACGGTAAATGTTCTTGCCGCGCGTATCACAGACCCAACACTTGTAGTAACCTTTGTCGAGGTTAACAGAAAACTTGCGCTTATGATGATCACAATAAGGGCACTTAAAAAGAAATTCATTATTAGTCCGATAGGACGGTCCGAGTACTCTAGTTAAGATCTTGAGCTTTTTGTCTTTCACAGATGAGTCCAGCCTTTGCAATCACATAGCTATCGGCTCTGTCACCATATCCTGGCTTTGGATTACCGAATCTTGTATATTCTACATCAAACCCATCCGCATAGTCAAGCACAAAATCAAAAACTACTTCTTTTGCTTTCCTGCCGCGGGGGACCTTAATGCCGCAAAGCTTGCGAGCTGATGTTGCCGCAAGAAACTGGGGCTCCAAGCTGAACAAATTATAACACATCCATGCCACAACGCCATTAAATTTTGATAATAATGACAAAGTCTGCGCTGAGGAACGTCCTGCTCGGAAGGAATGCAAAGATTGTTCGATATAGATCGCCTCAATCTCCGTATAGCTGGTTATTTGGTTGAGCCTCTGCTCGACCAGGACGGCCTTGCGAAAAAAGTTCTTTTCTTTCCGTAGGTCGATGTGTCCTACAGATTCAATTTGACCTTCGTTACTTAAAAGAGTATATCCTGTTATGCTTGTTGAAATGTCTAATCCTAAAATCATTACCTACTGTTTACTCCAAAGTCTATGTGATACCATGCGCGTTCATGCAAATAGTAAAGGAACATCTTCGTGACCAACTCCAAAGATCCTATAGTAAGACCCACCTTTAGGTCGCCTGAAATAAGCCATCCCAAGAACATAGTGTCCAGGGTGCCAATAATACGCCAAGTAACAGCCTTAAGAATGTGGCGCGCTCTATCAATAGATGGCTTGGTCATGGCATTATGTCATCCCAAGTAACAAATTCCAAATCTTCAAATTTAAGACGAAGGTTAATAGAGATTTTCTTTCCTTTGCCTTTTTCTGTCTTCTTATAGCAAATGATAGTTTTGCCTTTCTGTTCAACAAAATTCAAATCATTAATTGCATCGCGTAATGAGTGATATACGAGTCGGATTACTTCTTCTCGTTCCATATCTAAAGCTTTTCATTCATTGCCCACTTGGCAGATTGTGGGAATACATAGTCGTATTTTTCATGCCCTACAAGCACATTCTCTGCTCTGCGCAAAGCAGTCTGGAGTGTGTCAACAAGGGCTCTCATTTCTGAGACTTGCTTTTGTAGTGCAATTTGCGCACGTCGTTGTTCTTTTTCTGTGTCCATGGGTCCTCACAAAGCTAATCGTATTCTACTAAAGATCTAGTTTAATCTTAAATGTAAAATCTCGTTCTACCGTTTTTTTAACAGGGGTAGCAACCTTGGCGATGCCGATAAGATTTTGCCGATCATCGTATACCCCGATCTTAGAGATATATGTCGTCTTTTCAAACGACCCAGTAGGGTCCGGGAACGAGGAACTAACAATATTTTTAATTACCTGCTTGTTGTTTTCCAAATATGTCTTCGATCCTGTGGCAGCATAATCCGCTGTGGAGAATTCGACAAAAGTCGGATTGTTCGATTGGTTAAGTTGTCCCTTCGGCGCTGTCGCAAACATAGTGAGAGTCTGTACCCGAGTGGTACCACTCATCTCCATTATGAAAGTCGACCGGGGTGCCGTAATGGATCCCGAAATCGATTGAGCAAAGTATATCCACCTAGGGTTGTCCAAAGATCCCGTATAATTGTCTTGCTCGGCAGACAGGGCGTGGGCGCCGGTAAGGATCAAGAAGCCCTCGTTGTATAAAGCTAACCCAATAGGAGCGCCGGCGTTAGCGCCGTAGGTTTCATACAGTACGCCGTCATGATTTGTGTCCTGGGCGCGCCCGATTAAGGTGCCGGTAAAATAAAAATTTAAATCGATCGTGCCTTTGGCAATTTGAGAGCCGTAAAAGACAGTAGGAATACTCACTAAGCCGAGGTCAATATTGTTAAAATCTCTAGCTGAAGATGAATATTGAAATTGAGGATTAATGTAGGCATAATTATTTATCGTGTTTTTTAAAGCAAGAATATGCGAGACTGATCCCGTCATATTATCCGCACTGACATAAACAGGATTTGCATCAAAACGCGGATCGGTGGATGACCAAAACTCTTTTGTGATACTGGAGACCAGTGGGTAAGAGCTGGTTACAAGCGAGCCATACGAAGACGAATTGAAGACAGCCGAGTCCGTGGTGCGAAACGCAATCCGTGAGCCGTTCTTTACCACCCATGGATAGATAAGTCCGGTGTCTGGAGCTTCGCCGCCAATAGTTCTCCCCGTAACGCTGGCTGTTCTGTCAATGTTTAACTCATACAAAGAAACATGTCCGGAGTCGGTTAAACGAATCGGATCAGCAAAGGCACCAGAAATATTAGGAACATTGTTATAATACGATGACCCACTATAAACTACAAATTTAATGCTAGGGTTAAGCTTTACGGTATTAACGTAAACATCGTTGCTATTAAATCTATATATTGACATAGCATTACCGTAAAAAGATATTAATAATCTAGTCTCACTCTAAGGGTAAATTCGTTAGCCGGATCCTTCTTTAAAGGCTCTGACAACTTGGCTACCGCCAAAAGCTCATTGTCTGCCGAATAGAGTCCTACCGCAGTAACATAAGAGATGGGAAGATCCTGTGAGTTATTCTTCACCACCATTTTACTGCTGCTCAAATATGTTGGGTTACTTGAGTAGTTGAAGTCGGAGTTGTTAGCCCGGCAGAAGTAAATGGTTGAATTTAGCTCTACTGTGTTATTGAATGCAATGTTCTGCGTTCGATGTCGAACATCGTCGCAGTTGCCTGAAATAGCAGTCCCGGAGAGGACCGCTTCTACACCCTCTCCAGCAGCATTGAATTCTACAGGAGTCGTAAGGAGACTACCAAAGACTGATGCACTCAAGACTGCAATGCCGGCTTGATAATAAAGTAATCCAGCTGGGGCGTGTCCGGTGGAATCAATCACCCCCGCGTCCAACGCGGAGCCGGTGGCATAGAGAATTCCGTATTCTCCAGCAGGAGAGTTTACTTTGTAGCCGTCTGAGCCGCTGAGGTCTACCAGCTCGATCGTGCTTCCCCATGGAGAAGCATAAGTAGATCCTGCGCCCAGTGTTAAACTGAAGCTGCCTTTCTTGATTTCATCTTTGGCTAAGAGCCTAGAGAAGTTAACGAAATAGGCTTCGTTAATCTTGTTTCCAACGGAAAGGTCTCCGTCTTCGTCAAATCGACGAATGGCACCGGCAGCGTCGAATCCTACCAGAACCTGGGCCATTTGATTATAAATGTTTAGCTTCTTGGTGTTCTGTGTAGATCCAGCAGTATTCAGCGAGGACGTAGCCGAGTAGCCGCAAGTTAAATCAAAGATATGGTTTGCGGAAGAGCTTAAAAACGGGTAGTCATAAACTGACTGGAACATACCGTGAGAGAAATTCTTAATATTAAGATCCCCGTAAGTGCCCGACACAATGGTTCCGGTTATAGGAATTGCCTCGTGCAACAAATTTCTTGTTACTGTAGAGTCTTTTTCATCAAAAGTTTTAAACGATGTAGCCATTATATCTTCCCTTATTAACTAGTCTTCTTCACGAATCTAACTGGAATATCCAGTGTATAACCTGTGGTGATTCCGGAAACTCGCATGGTTGAGTCGATGAATCGATAGTCTGCTGCAGCTAGCGTTCGTGATCCGCTCTGAATGTCAGCAATACCCTGCGATCCCAGCTGCTCGAACAGGAACGTGCTAGTTCGCAGTTCTAAGCTCGATGCTAGCTTCAAAGAAACGCGGGTTCCGCGAGGTCCGTCGATGTCTGACGCTTCGCCTGTTTGGAGTTGACTGACCACGCCGGCGTTGTCGCCAGAGGTGAACAGGTAAGTTGCAATATTATCATCATCGATCGACGCGGGGCTGAATCCGACGGTGCGACTGGCGACTCCACCTCGACCACCTACAGAGGGGTTCACTAGAAATCCGAGACGGTTATCAACTTGAACAAAATATTGTGTCTCAAGCAACTCGGGACTAATGACCGCATCTTGGGATAACTCATTCGTGTCCAAGCCCTGGTCGGTACGAACGAGCCTATTACCGTTCTGAGGTTGGAATCCGTTTAGAATGCCGGCACTCAAGACATTTTTCTCTGTTGTGAGAGCATCGACCGTAGTCTCGTCTACCAACACAACATAATTGCCAAAATTACTTTCCAATGCAGAATCACCCTGGTTGAAGATTCGAATCACTGGGAGGTATAGAATATCGGTTCGAGCAATAGAGAGAAGTCGGGACTTCATGCTTGACATGTTGTTCGTAAAGGCTTCGAGGACAGGCGTCTGAAGAATGTTAATATCATAATACGCGGAGCCACTAACGTTGTCTTTGTCGTAGAGTCCGTAATCGATTTCGTCATCACCTAGAGCGAACTTGGTAATGCGGAAACTTCCGTTTCCTTGCGCCAGTCTTTTGCGCCCTGTATCTGTCAGCACCGCATCTAAAATGATGTCGCCGGAATTATCTAAGAATGCCATAATGTTATATCCTCTTCATATAAATAGTCTTAAATATATTATTCGGTTTGATTAACTATTCCCGAATTTTTAAATTTAATGTTTAGATCTAGTTTCCTACCAGTCTTCTTGCTAGTTATTCTCAATTTAAAGTCTTTCTCCCACACCGAATCGAAGGTCTCGTTCAAGTCAAACGATCCCAATATTGAATCAGGGGGTGCCTCCGCAGTATTAACCACTGCGATCGCGTCTACTTGTTCTTGTTCGAGTGCAGTTTGTTGCAAAGAAGGCTCTACGTAAATAAACCGGCGTCCAGGTTTTGTACTCTGTGCCTGGGCAGTCGGGAATGTATACACCTCTTGACGCAAGAATATCTGTCCGTTATTGTCTACCAATTCCAACTCAAACACAAAGGTAGGGTTGGATAAGTTATTATGGATATCGCGCGAGCGAGCACAATAGTAGTACTTCTGGTTAGGACGCAAAATGTCCACAAAGGCTGCAGGAATACCGTAGGGAGGGTCCAAATCTACAATCCCTGCGCTATTAAAGTCTACGTAGGATTGCGGGGCCCGAGACAGGCGAAACAGCTGATATGACCTTACAGGGTCGTCGTTAACAAACTCCAAGGTCTTCTCTTGTGCCACCATCTCGGTAAAGGACATGCTATTTCCATATTGCTGCAGGTATTGATCCTCAAACATCTCTGCGTCACCGTCCATAATGGCTACCGGTTTTGCCGCGATCCGACCTGTACTAGAGTTTAACAGAATTTCTACCTGGTTATTAATACCCTGGAACGGATAAAATGAAATTTCTGGAGGGACGGGAGGTCTGTCTATCACAACTGCCTCGATTCCTCCTATCACATACGGTACCATAACAGCACGGATAGAGGGTGCGTTGGTCACATCCACTAATGCGGTATTGTTAATATTAGAATGCTGCGAAGCAGGGGGATCGGGGAGGGCGTCGCCCGCATCAAATCCGCCATTTTCCCATATTTCATTCGCCGGTGTAAGCAATGTATCTTTGGGGGCTACCATTTTATTTCTCCCCTTCAAATCTTGTCGCCAATTCTTCGAGCCCCAAATCAACCTGCACATATGTCGCTGCCCCGGCGAGGCTGGTAGGTCGTGGACCACCAATAGGTCCGCTCGGACTTGCGGAAGGGAGAGAAGCACCAAAGTTTATCATTTGATTTAGCTGATCTTCGATTTCTGCGGCTGTTGGCTCGAATGTTGTTTCATAGTCGGCAAGCAGACCTTCTGCTTCTTCTTGAATTCTCTCACCTAAATCCGTAAAGATGTCGCCCGGATCAAACTCTCCTTGCGGAAGACTTTTCTGTCCCTGTGGGGAGTCTTCGTCAGCCGGGATTGGGTCGACAAGAGGGGCATGATAAAGATATCTATTTCCAAACACAACACTAACCTTCTTAATATCATAAATATAGCGCTGACCATACTTAACCTGTGTGTCGTATATTGTTATCGGTACCTCTTCCTCGCTAAAGCGATTGGAAATAAAAAATTTCTGCACTACTTCGCCCGGATTATTGTCGATGACTCTGCGCTTCTCAATCACATACATTAAGGTTTCAGTATGACAAGGAGTCCCGGCTAAGATTTGAGAATACTTCTTTATAAAGTTTCTCAGTGCTACAGAGCCATCCGCTGTTGTTAGCTCTACTCTCGCATTATCAACGTGGTCGGGCGTGAGATCAAAGCTTGCACGTGCAAAATCTCTAAGTAAAATGAAATCTGGGCTCATACTATCGTTGTTGTATTCAGTGAGTCTTTCCATCTCATCGGGCGATGCAATCTCAGGCTGGGTACCGATAGGTAGCGCGGAGGGATGGTCTGTTGCGACGAACAACACCTCATACCCACGCAATCGAGTGTTAAAGGCAAAATCTTGTGCATCAGTAGCACTGTTCTGAGTTCGCGTAGTTACTTGGAACGATCTGTTTGCAGATCCGACAGCATCGGTGGCGAGGCTGTTAATAGCTCTAAGCTGCAAATAGTCGATGATGTCTTTAGTTTCGGGATCGTTGGCTAATGTTTTGAGAACCTTGTTCGCCGCATTAAGTCCCGTAACGCCGTCCTCATCCTTCCCTATTGTGATCTTGTTATAAAACGGCACACTAATGGTGGAAATATGTTCCTCCTCAGTAATCCCCAAATCAGAATGCAAGATCCCCACATTAGAAAGATAATTGAGACTTTGAGCGGTCGTTGACAACGTGTCTTGTTGGATCATGTTCTGTGCCGCTTCCGAATATAACTGATAATATTCCCCTTCATTAAGTTCTGTAGCCGTATTGTCATTGAACCAAAGGATATTACCATCTAACGAAATAGAAGTTAAATTGTAGTCGGTTTCGGCAGTAGAACCCGTATTTAATCTTTCAGCCTGCATAATGTATGCGTTAGGCAAAAGGTGCTCAGGGAGCGATGCGTCCGAAATCAATTCTTCATAAGGAGGAGAAGTGCTAAGATAAAATTGATATTTCCCTTCAACCTTCAGCTCTAGTCCCGATTTTTCTCTAATTTCTTGATTCTCGGATGCAAGATAGAGGGTTGATGTGTGGTCATCGAGAAACGTGCCGACTATATCCCCGAACACTTGTCCCATAAATATAGCAAAATTAGGCATTTCCTCCAAATAAGATGTCGACTCATCTGAACGATTGAGAAAATTATTCCATGCTTGGTTGGTGTGGTTGTCGACAACAATTTCTATACGAGGATTCACTTCAGATGCATCGTAATTTAAATCCAACACAATATTTTCTACTTGAGTATCAAGACGACCCACCCCAGGAGTAGAGTGATCGACTGCATCTCCGGGGTTAGAGTAATTCCAGAGGGTACTGCCTTTAGAACTAAGGTAGATGGTGTAATAATTTCCTAAGACCGCGCGGAATTCGTCTTTCAGTACGCTTTTAAAACCACGCAAGGCGCCTGTTGACCAAATATCTCTTACCATAGGGTGAAAACCATCCGGATTTGTCGTCCGATCCTTTGGTCCCACCTGGTCGGCGTCTACTATAACAATTCTATCTTTATAGGCTTTATTCTGTGGCATCTTTTAGTATCCTAGTCCTCGGCGAGCCAGTGAGCTTATCCGAGATTTAGCCGCGGGGCTAAGTTGTGCTTCGGTCTGACGGGCGGGGGTGGAAATTATGGGCATATTTCTTGAATAGTAAATGGTGATATTAATGGGAGCCGGCATATTGTTAGTCCCTAGACCCGTAATAGTGGAACGAATATTGGCGAATACGCGGTTATGGTTTGGCCCGTTAGTTTCTTTTCCTGGTGACCCCAATGTAAAAAGTGACCCCATGGGATGGAGCCCTAAGGTGTCTTTTACATCTAAAGTGTTGGTAATACGAACGAGGCGACACAATAAAGAAGTATCATTATTTGTGGCAGCTTGCCAAGTAGCCTCATCAAGAGTCTTCCAATTTAATTTTCCACAACGCAAGTTCGCATCGTAAGACTCTAAATATTCTACACGTGCGAGTGAATTGAAATTAATTACATTAGAGACTGAACTTAACTCCGTAATCGGGTCACCGCCCTCTTCAAATTTTCTTAGCGCCAAGGAAGTTCCCACAATCGTCTTATTTGTAAGATCAATGTTGTCTTTAAATCCCACACTTGTCTGGTCCACCACCGTATTCACCAGATCTGAATTAAATAACGCGTCAAGTTGCTGATTTTTTTCAATAATGCTATCGGATGAGCCCGATTGACCAGTGCGGTGTGTGTTGTCCCTCACAAAACGAGAAGTAGGAGAAAGATAAAACTCCGAATCAACTGAGTCATCTCCCTGTACTGCCGCAACCGAGAGTGTCCTTAGGGGCACCGTCAGGGGACGGGCGCCCATTCCTAAGCTATTGAGAACCTCTGACTTATTAAGAGGAGCAGATTTTTGAAGTTCGTTGGCTACAAAATTTCTACCCTGAGCATTGCTTCGGAGGAGTTCTGTAAGTTGATCCTCCGGGACGCTGAGGTTTGGGGTTTCGACCTCAACTTCCCCCAAACTAACAACTTCAGGAGAGAGATACCCAAACTGATTAATTGTCGCTGCGCCGGGGTTGCCTACCGCATACTTGGATACCTCTTGGTTTGTTCTGGTTAACAGATCCCGAGAACCTATTGATGGCATTGTTGTTTTTTTGTTTTTTAACACGCGGTCGAGATATCCTAAGCCGACCTTTTTCTTATCAGTGATAGTATATTTGTTTTTTAGGATCTGTACAATCCGATTAAGAGGATCGCGAGTTGAATTATAGATCTTTGAATCTACGTTAAAAGGGGTCGAACCAATAGCAACGGGTGTCTCTAGCAAGCCCGATAAACTATCGATGAAAAGCTGAATAGTATTAATTGCTCTTTGTCGATCAGTTTTGCGGGTTTGGGGGGAGTTTACCAGTGCTATCAAGTTTTTCTTCCACACCAGCAGCGAATACTTTTCAAATGGCGCATTGCCAAAGATAAAATTAATGATGGACAAATAATTGGTGATTAATGCTTCCCAATTCTCGCTGGTCTCTGCTCTGTAGTTCTTCAATTGCGTCATAAGGGTGTCTCGAAATCCCTTAATTGCTTCGGAAGTCTTGTCGTTTATGACCATTTCTATCTTATACTCAACTGCTCCGGAGGCGATATCTTGGGTTCCATCGTCTACGAAGGAGATGGAAAGAATCCCATCATTATTCGATGCAGCAATTGTCAATACATCAACTCCATCGCCCAGGGTGGCAACCTGTTGGAATTCATCCGTCTCTTTCAAGCCGCATTGTCGTCCTCGACCGGGTGTTAACGCGTTACCCGCGGAAGCGACATTGACCACTTTGCGATATAAGATAATATCTTCGAGGATTGACATGCTCAATAGAGCTTTGTTATTTTTTACTAACCCTCCGAATCTTGCATTTTGGCGCGCATACTTTAGCATGTCAAAAGACAATGTACCGTGTATATCGCCTTCATCGTTGCGAGAAAGAGTAGCGTCAGAAAAGATCGGCTCGGTATTGCTTGTCATTACAAAATTACTGAAATCCAAGGTCGCAGCAGCGCTAAGGAATCGTAAATCCTTGATTTTATAGTTCTGAACGACCTCTTGTCGAACGGTGGGGTGCTGGATTGACAGGTGAATATTTCCTGCCATCAGCTGGGTGCCGTGACGGTGCACCGAGCCGGGCCACACAGAGTTTGCTGTTCCATAATTATCCACTGTCTCATTAAGAAGGTAAACATTGGAATGTAGTGGCGTAATACCGTTTTCAATAATTGTCTCCTTTGAGACGTTACCTAAAAAGATCTTGTTCTTGTACTGTCGATATGAAACTACTAACACATATAAATTAGGGGGAGTATTCACCGCAAATTGCTTTGCGTGTGTGTGATTGTAAATCTTCTCTTTTCCACTAGAGTCAGCATATGCTTTGAGGGAAAAGTCTTTCATGTTCAAGGAAAAGTTTTGTAAACGGGAGGTCGGAGACGGGTTTCGGATTGCATTCTTTAGGTTCACCGGGTTGGAGGCTAGCGCATCAATGGCGTTCTTGCTAGTAACAAACATTACTAAATTTCCAAACTGCATTCCGTTGCGAGGGGAGCCCGTTTCATTAGAAATAACCAACTCCACCATCAGACGATTCTTGGCAACATTTTGCAAGGTCGCTTGTTGGATATTAACAAAAGGAATTTCGGCTTTATATGGTCCATAAGCTATAGACATTAGCAGGGCTCCTCCCCATCAGTATCGTAAAGATTGCGATTCAAGCGTAGGCGCGAGGAATTAGTGCTCACTGCCTTCGGTGGGATATCCAACTCGAAGAGAACCTCTGACGCAATCTCGTCATCTACTAGAACATTCATGTAGTACTCAACATTCCCAATACCATCGATGTCATTCCCCATACGTCGCGGCGCGGTAAATGTCGTTTCGCTCTCTGGAGTGAAGGCTAGTTGAATATACTTACCATCCGGTCCGGAGCCCGAATGGTACACCTCTATTTCGAAATTTTCCTTTTCGAAGTCTGTGTTATTTTCTAGCAGCTCCAGCATCAAATAATTTTCTCTAAGGGCTATATATATGGTTGAATTCTCAAAATATCCGCTAATACTATCGCTCGCAACGGGGATAGTGCTATCCCCACCAATACTATCACTGGTAAACTCGCCATCCTTAAAAAGTGTTTCATAATCTATAGTTATGTCAACCTGGGGGATATTCTCAATGAGCCCATCGTTGTCCAAATAGCGTATAGCGTGAGTAATTTCGGGGTTAGATAAGACCTCAAGCGCCCAGGAAGCATTATAATCAGTGTTTAATGACGACCGACCGATCGGATATGTGGCTACCTTTCCTTTTTGCTCGAAAGCCTCTACCTCAAAGGCAGCAACATTTGTTGCAGGATCCGAGTTCTGAAGGATATTCTCAACGCGATTGAGATATGAATCGACTCGGGTCTCAGCACCTGTTCGAGTGCGGGCAACCTTCAATTGAGGGGTGTTACTCTGAATTCGTGGGTTGGCATCGTTTTGATCTTCCGACATTCCTGATCCCGAGATATCATACTGGATATCATCATCGAAGAAAGCATAAAACGCAGGACGCAATGTTCCCTTAGCCAACAGATTTTTTCCGTACTCGGTTAACTGAAAGTCTAAAACTTCTTCTTTTTTATTAAAGAATTCCATAACTTAGCCATCTCTCCCTGCGGGAATATTCAATGCCGGGGGCGGCTCGTCTCGCCTTCGCGGTGCGGGGTCTCCTACAACTTCTGGGGATACATCAATTACTTGACCCATATCCGACGATGAATATTGAACTCCCTCCTCAATCTTAATTAGCTCAACTAGTGAGAAATAATCGTATGGCCAGTTGTAGGAGTACTCCCCAATTGTATCAGGGAACGCACTTGTGTCCTCTGTTACCAGGCTTCGGCGATATTTCTCGTAGCTCTTCTTGGCGCGCTTCTTGACTTTGAATACCATCCACTGAATGTCTTCGGAGTTGTCCGCCAGAAGATTGAGAATTTCCTTCTCCTCTATTATAACCTCTTTCTGTTCAAACTTTTCACCTATACTTGGTGGCAAGTTCTGCCACATATCGGCAATATCCTGTTGAGAGAGTTTCGCGGAGAATTCAAATGCGTACATCAGAATTGGATCCACTGTGCGATGTCGCGTGAAGTCAAACTTAGGCGGGAACACATACTTATCCATCAAGGCTTTAATGCGCAAGAACTGAGTGTTTGTCCCATTTCGGTTTGTTCTCTGGCGCGCTTTAAAGAACTTTCGGCGGTTTCGAACGACCTTGAAGGGCACAGCTACAACCGCTTCTTCAAGAAGGTTTTCTTTCTTCACGCTACCGATGCGTGCAGGACGACCAGCGTCGAAGCCGACTATCTTTGCTAAGGACGGAGTCGAGCCAGTATTTTCTAGGACGGCGAAGACTCCATGAGTGGAGCTGGAAGGAATGGAGCCATACTGATGCCATATTCCTGTTGTTTTTACATCTGCCGGTGCCGTTATAGAGGGGTCGACGGCACAGTTGGGTGGCGAATCATTGGAAACCCCCGCTATATTCAGGACGGGAGTTTCAAACTTAGACTGAATCAGCCATGTTTTCTTTTCTCCCACGGTGCCAGGGGGGACAGCGGCGAAGTAGTCTCGTAAATTAAATGCGGAGTCTATCTGTTGTCGGGCATCTGACTCAGGGAAATCCGGGCTCATGTTGTAGTTTACCACACTCCGACCCCACGAAGCACCTACATCGTCGCGTTCAAATTCAATGGTTAGGTTGGATAAAATTGTGTCAAGAGTGGGGACTTCGGTGGAGGGTGCCGTAAAGGTAAACATTGCGCTTCCTTGTCCTTCAAAATAAGCTGGTGTAACGTGAGAGAAGGAAGCTGACAGCGTACTAGAACCGCTATTGTTGCCCAGAGTGCTCGCCGGTACCCCAAACGCAGACGCGCGTGTGTACAGGTCAAATGCAGTTCGGTCAGCTGATCCTGAGTTATCGAGCGTACGATACAACCTCATCTTCATAGTATAGGTTGTGCCGCTCATCACAGATTCAAATTGATCCTCTCTCTTGGATACAAAATTTGTTAAACCATTATCAAAGAAGTGTACAGTTTCACATAAAAAGTTGTCTATTGCTAACTCATAGAGTTTGTTGCCCTCCCCAAATCTAGCCGCCACAGGGCGATCACCGGGGTCGTTACCCAAGGCATCGTACCCCTCTATGACTCCCGTATCGTAGAAGTACCCGGAGCCGGTGATAGACTTAGGGTTCAAGAAGCGTGCTGGTTGAGCAATTGCTTCAAAAGGAATTTTCTTAATGCCATAATTATCCCAGGGATTCAACACGAGCGTAGCTCGACCTAAAGTAAACATGCGATTGTACTGTAAAATTCCTTCGGGGAGTTCTGTGGGCTCACCCTTTGCGGGTGTGACCCAGTCGTCAACAGCAGTGCCCGCCATCGTTCCTGTGAGGGTGTTCACCAAAATAAAGTTGCTTGTTGCAATTCCCGACTTAACCGTATTATACAAAATACCTGGTGAGAGCATGGGCTCTAGTACGGTTCTCCACGCTGCCTCGCGCCCCCCTTGGGCGGGCGTTGTGCGCAACTCTGTGGATGGTCCGTAAGACTGGGAGAAGAGCGCTGCCAGCTCCAGAGTTCTTTCCGCAGGATAAAACCCCTTATAAGGCAAGAACTTAACTAGAGCATCACACTTAAGCGAAACCTTATCTCTCCGAATTCTCAAATTTCCAGATCTCTTATCATTCAAGTCTTCATCGATGGGCTTAAAGTACTTCATAAAATCAGAGTTTGTATAGACCGTAAAGAAGTTAGAGTCGGAACTGTCCGCGTGTACAGCCCCCGTTAGTTCTAGAACACCATCAATGTCAGCAAGGAAATCTCCCTCGTTAGTTTCAACGTATTCTTCCATATGGGAGCTGATGCGGAACTCAGGAACGATAGAATGATCTTTCCCCACTAAGCGCATCTTATCGGCGTATATGACATAATTTTCATAGGGATTTTTACCGGCTTGAGCGGGAGCTAGCCACTTGCTATCACCAATCCGAATCTGAGGTCCAGCAGAGCACGATACAAGAGCACGAGATGCATATACTGCGGCGGCGCGGGTGTCTGTCTCTGATCCTGAAAAATAATATCTTGAATACGAATTCATTAGTTCGCCGGCGCCATCATCCGGATTCAGAGAAGAAACCGTCTCAAAGTCAAGGTGACCGTCTAATGGCCAGACGCTAGCGCTAGAAAGACCCGAAACCCCTTGGGAATTCATTATACCTTCACCCAGGACACTTCTCTCTCTGCGATTATCATTCCAGATGTCATCAATTGTAAATTCTGTACGTGCGCGAACAATATCGTTGTAAACATTTACTGCTGCGGGATAAATTCTTTGTGAGTGGTTTGCCATCATACTCAGATTGCTGCCCTTACCGGCGAGGATATACTTAAGCACTGAGGTATAGGAACTCACCTCGTCCAGATCAATCTTGAGACCGAGCCGGTTGTTTAATCCGTCATGGTTAAACCAGTCCAACTCATTGCCGTACGGAACAGATAGAATCACATTATTGGCTGTATTTGAGCGACTGGTGTTGTCCTCAAGATAGAAATTAACAGGCGAATACTGACTCATGATCGGTGCTTCGAAGTAATCAACAAATGTATTAGGCTGGTCCGGATGAATATAGCCGATTACCTTATTGCCTATAATATTAGGAATAGACTTAGGTGGCACCACTTGACCAATCATGTTGGTTTCCCGGAGTTCACGCGCAATGGGGTGCTCCCCGGTGCGAATCTGTTTCCACGTGGGATATCCATAAGGTCCATTGCGGTGGAGCTGCAACACATTGAATGTGTGCGCGATTCCGGCTGGCAGCAAAGTGGTATTGCGATAATCTAACAAATCCGTTCCGAGAGGATATCCTAAAATGTGTGATGAGGCAGAGAGGGGCTCGTAAACATACTCATTAATACCAACAAAATTCAAAATTATAGGATTACCATCATTATCTTGTCCGATTGAAGAACTCACAATTTGCGTCAACGCCGACGCACTAAAGCACGAGGGACCCTGCAGTCCAAAGATAGTCTCACCCTCAGCTAATGAGGCAGTGATCCATGAATACTGCTGTTCAGAGCGCGGAATCTGGTGCTGCACGAATAAGTTGTCATAAACAACGCCTGTAACGAACGTAGAGGGCGCTGAGCCGCTCTTCATTAGCTTTCTCGCGTTCCTATTGGTCTTGTGCCATGATGGCACCGTGACGTACGTCAGAGCCGGTACAGAGCCGTAGGCAGCGTCTGAACCAAATGGTCCGCAGTGGAGACTGGCGCGCTGATCTAAGCCTCGGTTTTTCTCAATCTGGTCGACTACGGTTATAGTCCGGGCAGCGACGGGATCTACAGACGCTGATCCAGAAAGTCCGTAACTAATAACTCCGCGGTTGCGATAGGGAGTGGCATTATAAACTGACAGTTCTTCGTGCGCTGGATCCATGTATCCGCGCGACATAACCTCATAGGACCCTGGAGCACTAAATCTGTTAACAATTACTGTTTGGTTAGAATTGGCCCCGCTGCGGTCTGGTAGTTCATAGTTCCTGTTGCCTCCCATATTTTCAGTGGAGGCAGTAAGGGGGAATCTCCCGCGGGTGGCGGTGGTCTCGGGGAACAATGAGAAGTCGAACGACTGATCATTAAAGTAGGGATCGTTATATATTCTGCCCGCCGTGTTAACAACCTGATAATTCTTCTCATAGTTTCCAATAATTGTAGATCCTGTACGCAACTGGATATTTTTGATGTTAACTGGTCGTTTTGCTGCCTCTTCTCGCAGGCGCGGGGCTATTGGAATGTTAGGCAAGAAGCCGTGAGGAGCCGATCCTGAAGGGGAATCACCAAAGGGATAGTTAGGAGGTACAACTCCCAAGGAGCCAGAAGCAGGTACCGGAATCGCAGAACCAGTGTCCAGAAGTCCCAATTCAACTCGGAAGCCCTCAGCACGGTTTTCACGAGTGTCCGTCCCATCATTTAGAGGAGTGTGTCGATATTGACGTCCACCCACATACTTCTCGGTAAACGGACCCTGCATGGGAATATCAGTATTTCCAACAAAGTCATTATGAAGATTCGTAACCATTGTCCCAGACTTATAGAGGCGCTGGACAGGCTCGTTGTAGCCCGTAGTAACGGAGGAGCTATAAAGGCTGAATGGAGCAAAAGTGTTGCCATTGCCTTTTCGATTGCCATCAATATTGATACTTGGGTCCATTCCAAAGCCCAGTCTTTGTTTAAGGTTTGGATTGAAAACATCAGGTGTATCTATTAACTCTTCTACATCCGTATCAAACGAAAGCATAACATTTGTAGGAATGTTGGTGAGCGGCACAACTGGTCCCCATGGAGCGGTCGCTGCAAATGTATACCCTGGTCGTGTTCCCGGGTGCTTGCCGACGCCGCCTAAAACAACATTACCCTCTACTCCGAGATTGACCGGGGAGCCAATCCGACGCATATACGTCTGCTTGATTGCTTTGTGAATATCATTAATGGCGTCTGCGTTCTCAACGTCCTTATTGAGATATCTCTGCCAATAAAGGTTCTTGTTTTCCTTACCATCCACTGGAGGATGTACTTTGTCCCAAGAAAACTGAGGAACTACTGCTGGTGTGCCGATTTGGCGACGAGTCGGATGCACTGCAGATTGCATGCCCCCAGGTCCGGGGGGAGGAGCCATCATTGGGGCCGAATAGGAATCCCATTCAGGCATTGAACCTTCAGTGCCCCCTATGTTGAGTGCACCTTCTTTAACAATAAAGGGGAACTTGCGTTGATACTTAGATCTCTCTAAGATATGGCTTTCGATGACTGTGCGCACATTGCTCGCAAAATCTGCCGAGGCAGGAACAAGCTGTCCAAGCATTACGGAGAGGCTTGAATCAAACCATTTGTAGAATTCATAAAATTTATCAAAGTCTAGTTGGCTGTTACTGACTTTCTCGAAGAATTTTTGTCTCACAAATGCCAGAGACTTATATTCCGGTCTCCACTGATTGACGGCGTCCCCAATTAAGTTATTTAAATCTTTTAAATTCGCAAAATAATTAAGCATTTCGACCGAGATCGCCTGGTACATACTCTTTTCGAATGCAAAGTAATAGTGAATCGGGCGACTATCGGGGACGAAAACATCTTGGTCTTGCTGGTTCAACACACTAACCATATCTTCGGAATAGATGTGCTCTGGTAAATTCAATTTAGATGAAACAATGAAGTCCTTATCGATGGCCGAAGTCGAGGAGGCTTCAAAATTAGAGCCCGCAGCTGTGTACTGCTTATTAAGAATATCGCCGAGCTGACCAAACCGACTCAACGCTTGCGACCCAGAACTGATATCTGCAACAGAAAACTCGCCCGAGGCATTGGATCCTGTATTTGTTAAGAACTCCCAATTGAAAACCAAAGTATCCATTTTGGTAATGTCACCAAAGGTGGCGTCGGGGTCAAACTGATATGCGTAGAGATGGGGCTGCATCGCGCCAAAGTTCTCAGTGTCGAGGACGTGTCCGCGGAGAGCTTCATCTTCTACATAATCTAGCCAATAGCGGCACGAATTCACCTTTACATCGGAGGTCTGCAGCAATCCGCCTGTTATATTAGTTCTGTGGGCGCCAACGTATACTCGTCGGCTACCTGTCATAAAGGCATCGGGCGGCGATGTAATCGTACCAGAAACCGTAAACTCTTGTAATATCTCTCCGGCTTCGGCTTGACAGCCGTGCAGCTCCACAATATAATTACCACTATCAGCGCCGGAGACAAAGTTCTCTAGGGGGTATTTCTCTGGCTTAATCCTAACGGCTAGATTCCATCGAGTATTATTGTAAATGTCTTCAAATAATTCCGAGCTTAGCAGGGGGATGTGTCCGCCAGTGCTGCTCGTTAATACAAAGCGCGCATTATTAGATTGTAATTCATCCCGTACCGTATACACCTGGAAGTTAACAGAGTCGTCTGCGCTCCACACAGTGTCGGTGGGATTATCTGTCGCGCCGTGTACACCGAAAACCGACGAACTTATTGCATTTGTATCAAAATAATATTCGGCAGCCTGGTCAGGCTTGAGGGGGAGCACAACCTCTGACTCTAATGTCAGAGCATAACCGGCAGTCAGGGCTGTAGAAGAAGTAATAAACCCTACAGCATTGGCGTTTGAAGGATCAGGGTAGTTATAGACCGCGGCATACTGGTTGCGCTCAGTATTAAAGTTAACAAACTTGTCGGCTGTTATGACTTCGGTTCTGTTGTTTCGTAATTCGTATTCTACATTGTCCGCGTACATATTGATGCGAACGAGTTCCTCTCCAATCCCAAAGCAGCGAATCAAGTTTCGGAAAGATTTGGCAGTACCCTTCGATTTGTAAATGTAAGAAAGATTGTTGTAGATATTTTGGTAAATGGTGTTTTTGATATCTTCCAGAGACTTTTCATAAAGCTTGTCTTCGCTTCGATCATTCAATTTTTCTAAGATATCAGCATCAATAAACAACTCAGGAGCCACCAGTCCGTTCGATGCTAATAGTTTTTCGGCAAATGGAAGTGGCTTGTTGCTGCCGCTTACGTATTCAATATCTTTTAAATTGTTCAGACTTTCTACTTGTAGCTGCAGCGTGTCAAAATAGCTAGAGATAATCTGTGTCAGTTTTCTTAGCTCACCCTCTCCTTCGGTATCCTCTTCAGTAATCCAAGAAGGAATCGAGTTATAGATAGCAGCGTTGTTTCCTGCGTCATACGCAGAGCCCGACTGAGCCATACGACTCTCCAGCGCCTTCACTGCCGGGTGGAAAGAATAGATGATGGGATCCTTGAACTCCTTGATGGCAGCATGAGATAAAACAATAGCAGAACCAGTATTTCTAGATGTGCTGGTGTATCCTGTCCATGCCCCGTTAGTAAGGCGACCAGCGTAGTCGAGTACGGTGGCGTCCGTAGCCCTAACCCCAGTAATCCCTTCATTAAATTTATAGTAAACTCCTAAATCAATATTAGCAGTTTCTTTAGTGTCCACAAAAGGAGTGGGATCGGTGTTGACTCCACCCCCGACCTGAGAGAACCAGAAGAGCCCAATATCTTCGGATGATCGATGAGTTTTCCAGTACCGGAACTCATCCAGAGAGCCAGAGAGCTTGCCGGCGCTGGGTGGCGCAGAGGATCCCGAAGGGGAAGCCACCAGGGCGCCAATATTGGCCCGGAGGTCGGAAGAATTTATATCGCCCATCGTGCGAACAATTGTTTGTTGATGGTTGAGTTGCCCATCCACATAAAAACGAGAGAGAACACTGCTGCTCTGGGCTAGCAGTGTAACTGCATAGTGGTGCCAGTTGCCATCGGCGAGGGAAGAAGTTGTGAAAGTAGGCGACGCGACCCTTTGTGTGAACCCGGTGGATCCAGAATATAGAGTGACATAGACTGGGTTCAACCCATCGGCGGTGCCGCTTATCTCAACCCGAAGGCGACCATAATCTGCCGACGAAGATAGTTCACCATTCCATGCATCAAAAATAACTTCCTTTTCGGTGAGCCCGGTAATAAATTCATCTTTCTTTAGCCAAAACTCAACAGATGCTCCCCTTGACGCAATGTCCAATTGAAGATTAGACTCGCGATTCATTGATGGTTCGTAAACATTTGAGCCGCTAAACTGGGTTGTGAAGGGGGTCGAACCATGGGGGTTGGCGTTTGGCCCGCCGGCGAAGAAGATATATTCTTCGTTTTCTGGAGTGCCATACCCATCAACCGACCCGAGGGAGGAGCCCCAACCTTCGGCAGAGAGAATGACATACCCATTTGTACGTGGATAGTCGTTTTCAAATAGATGAAGATCTAGGTATGTAGAATTGTTTAGCCATTGTAGGCTCTCCTGAAGAGATCCATCATAGGGATACGTAGAGTAAATCCTTTTTATGGATTGAGCATAATACTCTTCAGCTGACCCGTACCGCGCAAAATTGGCAGGGTCATTATAGTTAACTCGCGGGATAAATCTCTCTTCGGCAATGATGTCTTGCTGATGGTACCCTGTTGACTCAACTTTGGTAGCGATCGCATTAGCCGACTTTTGAGAAAGAGATTTAATATTTTCAGTAACTTCAAAATATTTCTTGATGCTCATGATCTAATTATCATTCAACTCTAAATTTAAACGTTTGGGGTTGCTCCTGCCAGGATCCTATACTATCATTATAATAGGATAATTTAATCTCATACATATAACCACCCTCTAGGAGTCCCATGTCTAAATCGAAATAATTGCCATCTTTATCATAAGATAGCAGAGTACTAAGCTCGGGTCCAGTTCCGTACGGAATGGCAGTTAAGTTATCAGTGACACGAACCACGCTGTAAGATGCACTTTCAATAATATCGGTCGGATTGTTTGCAGTTGCAACAGTATAGATAGTGGGACTCCAGTTTCTATCGCGCACGAAGAACCGGAAGCGCGCCGTGTCTTCTGTAGAATAGGACTTCTTTAGATTAGTGCAGGATGTAATTCGACTAAAGGTCGGCGCAGCGTCATACGTAGGAAACACCTCTGGATAGAAAGACCCAGTAGCCAGCTGTTCGCTACTATCAACATCTATCCAAACATCATTGATGGCTGCTAGTGGAGTAGCCGCAGCAGTTAAGGCTACAGATGCTCTATAGATTCCAGTTGCCACCTTAGATGCGGTTGCTACAGTCCCGGCTGGGCTGGCCATTGTGATTGGGGATCCCTCAGGGACGCCTGCCGAGCTGGAATATAGAGTGAGCCCGATGTCGCCACCATAGTCCACCAGGCGACCTCGAATATAGTTGTAAAAGTAAAGATTGTTTAAATTGTCTGCAGCTGGAGCGAGGGAGCTGGAATAGTAGAAGTTTTCGCGATCGTCTAATACTCTTGAATTCCATCGAGCTTCAATGACAGGACGCTTAAAAAAGAACTCCGTAGAGCGAGCAAAGAATTTCTTAGTATAGTATGACTGCGTGGCGCCGCTGACATTTTGAATCACACTCCCGGAGTCAGCACCCACTGAACTGGAGAAATATGCCTCTTGGCTGGATGTCAGGTGGACGCCTAAACCATGATTATCATAGCCGCCGGCGCCGGAGCCCTTGATCCAGTTTTCAACAATATCGGTGATATCATGTTCGAGATTCTCGTATCCTTGTTCAAACAAGACATTAAAATTATTGTTTGGCAAATAATCGCCGCCCACATTGGTCCAATCAGTGCTGTCGTCCGCTTTCATCCAGTTCGAGGTGCCTAGATCCTGATAGTTATCCATATCTAGACCGGCACCCTCAGTCCACGACTGCGATACGGGAGCAACTGTCAAAGTGAAGTCTTGCGGGAGAGTCCAGGGCGTTTCAGCGTTGTACATTTTCAAATAGAAAGACATGCTTCCAGAAGCTGGAATGTTGCCGGCTGCACGAGATGCCGAGAGATGCGATACGGGAAACTTTATAAGAATTCGCGAAAGTTCCTGGGTCTGCCCGTTTGATCCTTCTTTCTGTCCGTAAATCGAAAAAACCTCTAGAGCATCGGCATAGCCCATATTAGATCCAGAACCTCGTGTAACCAGGTTGGCATCAAAAGCATTTGTTATTGTATTGTCGGCACTGGCCGTAAGTCTTAAAATAGCCATTATTGAATTGATCCTTTAATGTCCACATTGGGAAATTTTAACTCAAACACCGAGTTCTGATCTGCGTGGATGCGGCGACCATCAGCTGAAAGCATTTCCTTGAAAGAGAAGCTAGCGTCCGAGTAGCCAGCTCCACTGCGGTCAACGATCTCCAAATCCACTACATCAATTATTCCATCAACATTTTGCAATACCTTATAAAATTCAGTAATCAAAATAGATTCTCCAATTTCATACTGATTTCGAATCAAGTATTTATTTAAGGCTACGTTCGCCTTACTAATCGTTGAGAAGCGGTTAGCACTACTATCAATTGCCACCACATAATTGATACCAAAATTAACAATCGTTGCATTTAGAATATCAATCGTATCGTTGATAACTTTATACTGGAGCAGCCAGCTTCTTAAGTTATTTTTCAGGGTGCTGTTCGCAGTTGTGAGTTTGCCGCTGGTGTCTTCTGACACCACATATACATTAAGATTCCTCTTGAACTCATCGAAGTCTCTCACAATAGCAGCTCTTTTTACTGCACCGAACTTGGCAGGCATCGCATAGCAGATAGACTGATAGTCTTGAATTGTGACTGCTCGGTTCTGGGTTGCATAATACCCAAAGACTCTCTGCTTGACTTCATCGGAGGAGGGGAGCGAAACATCTCCCACAAAAGCTTCATCATTGGTGACTTCTAGCGATGCAATAACTGTGTTGCGGCGCGTCTGGCTAAGAGATCCTTGGGACTTGAAGCGCAGACGGGGATTGTTATTGTTTACAATGGTCCCTACAGCTGCGTTAACATCATTAGTAGTATTTACGCGGAAGCCAATACGAAGTGTAGTGTTCGAGGGAGCAATACCAAACTTGTCGCTACTAATCAATCGTGTGGGATCAAAGTCTTTATCGGTAATATAATCTCTCCCATTCATGTCGAGCACAACCGAGGCGGGGTTGGCGACAGCATCCGAAAGTAGTTCCGAATCGGAACCATACCCAAACTGCAGGAAGGTGTCTCCTTGTTTGCGTTCTACCACAAAACGACGAGCGACCGGGACAGCCTTGAGGATATTTCTGACGCTATTGCTCGTGGCAGCATCGGTATTGCGAATTGCTTTGTAAATTACATTCTGAGAGAGGTGATCCACCTCAAAATAGTTGTGCCCTTCGGTGTCTACAACTGAGAGCACCTCGGCTACGTTTGAAGTTTCTAAGCTTACTTGTAGAAAGCGCTCGAAATCTCCGACGTCCGCCTCTTTGAACGACACTCGTCCCGAAATAGCTCGTCCTTGGGCGCGAATGATATAAGTTGTAGGACTAAGGTCTACCACGGTTCCAACCGCTACCTGGTTTGTGGTCTGAGCAAAATCTACATCTTCTAAAAGAGTATACATACCCCCGCCTGTGGAACTAAAGGTGGATCCTGCCTGCAGGACTGGTGCATACCGAAGGTCCGGACCGCCCACTGCGCTATCGGCTGGGATCTGTATGTAAAAAGTTAAGAGCCCATACGAAGAGGGGCTTGTGTTCATTTTATAACCCATTTGGCGCGCGAGACGCACGACATTATTGTACTCGATAGCCGTCTCTAAAAAGCTCTCGTTTGTCTGGTAGTCGAGATAAAAGGAAAGAATGTCACCGACATAAGCAACCGTATCGAGCATGAGGGAGCCGAAGGACGCCTTGTTGAAGTCTTTATAGGTGTCAGGGTAATATCTTTTCGCGAAATTCTCTAAGTCTCTGCGAATAGAGTCAAAATCGCGGCTTGTGTAATCTATGGGTTGTAGTTTTTTTGCCATCTTATTATCTCATTAATTAGTTATTATCTACGTCAATTTGCACCGCAGTGTTCATTTGAAGCGGCACGATTGTAAAAAAGATAGAAACCGAAAGATTGTGAGGATAAAGATCCGGGTTATCTTCGGGTATCTTAAACTTGATATCGTTGATCTGAATATAGGGTAAATACTTCTGAACTTGTTGTTGAATTGCAGATGCAATTTGCGCGTATGTATCTTGTCCGTTAAATTCAAATAGGTATTGTCGAAGACCGACACCAAATGCAGGGTCCATCATCCGTTCGCCAGGAATGGTTAGTACCAACATTTTCAAATTTTGAGTTGCTAGTTGGTCAAAAGTGGTGTTTAAGTTGTAAGGTCCAAAAACACTATCTATCGTTAGTGGTAAGGCAACTGAAAGTCCTGAACTCATAAATTATCCCTCGTCTTCACACTCAGTTTCTGCAGCCGCATTCTCTGATGCTCCATCTACATTCTCTACCGCGTCTGTAATTTCATTCTTAAGTAGTTCCAAGAGTAAATAAATTAACCCCAGAGGGCTCGGGGGCACCATGAACATTCCCGAAACCGTTCCTGTGAAATCCACCCCGTCGATAGAGATGCGAGGAAAGAATTCTTGTGCTCCCGTGCCGGATGGAGGGTCTGGCATGCCTCCCTCCGCTGCGTCGAGGGACTGGTCGACAACACACAAAACAAGCTTAAGAAGGTCTTCGCCCTTAAGATTCTCATTAATTTGCTTAGCCGGAGCGTCCATTTGCGTAGCCAAGTCATTGAAGGCAAAACCGGTGCCGGTTTTTATTAATTTTGAGATCGACACATGGGGATCAATAAGCTCTACAAGCCCCTTCAAGATATCGACAGGGGTCTTAAGAAGCATCTTTAAAAGGAAATCTCTGCCCGCGGAGCTGAAAGCCGGGTCTTGGTCTGCACCGGTTGCTTCGGCGATAGCTGCAGCTGCCGCGGGACGTGTCAAATTGGGCAATGCATCAAAGTTATCATCGTTAAGGATGGTGGTAATTAAGATATCTAAAGCCCGGTCTTTGGTACTTTCGAAGGCAGTGTCTACATTGCTGAAATATTTTCCGGTTAAATAGAAATTTTGCAATATGGGAACAAACGTAATAGCATCCTTGTTGAAAGTAGTAGAAAAGTATTGACGGTATTCCGTGTTATGTGATAAATATCTTATATCTGTAGGGCTCAAAACGGTTTTCGTCATAACCGCAGCTGCGGCTGCGCTTTCGGCTACATCGTCTCCCTGAGCAACACCCACCTCAGTGGCTATCACCTGTTCGCGGCGAGCAAATTCTTGTTCCACCGCATAAAGGGCGCGCCCGAAGAGTGTAGTGCTGATTCCTTTGTGGCGATATTCTGCTGTGCCGATTCCATGAGGTAAAAATGTAATGGGCGTATTGTAGTTGTTGTAGTAGAAAGCATTGTAGATCTGAGTTAGGGTAGTAATAGTCCCCCCGCGCCAGTCGGCGCGGGATCCAGGTCCGGCGATCTCCCACATAAATTGCTTGGTGGATTCCCTCGTAGCATCAAAAAGAGAAGTATATTCATCCTTATACCCCGCTGTGACTGTATGCTTCTGGACACTACTCAGATTGGAGCGACTAAAATCAAATCCTTGAGCGGAATTATTCAAAAAAGAGGTGATCTGGGGATATACACTCTCTTTAAGATCCGTCGAGACATCTTCATAAGAACGTTGTATCGCGGCTATAATTGTGTTTGCTTGGGATAGCAAATCAACCCACTGCTGTCGCAGGTTGGAGCGGCGGGCCCCAAATGTATCACCCAACAAAGTGTTCTCAATGTCACTCTGCTTTAGAATAGCCGGATTATGGTCCCACTGATCTGTTAAAGGAAGTTCTGTTGTCATAATAATTCTCCGGCGCCTTTTCGTGTACTACAGTGCTCCATCTTAGTTATATCCTTGCTCGGAACTGCCGGCATCCGGATTTTCTACGGCATGTTCAGTATCTTCATCGTCTTCCTCGGGCATGTCGGCTGGATCTACCCCGCCAGGGCGTTCAGCCGGTGGCGGCTCGTCAGTGTCCCACACATTCCTATTCGGAGGCGCTTTATCAACGCCGGCGGCGGCGGTGGGGGCTTGATCTTTGAGACTACCAAAGGGATCTTGCTCTTCTCGTGGAGGCTTTGTGGCGCCGGCTAGTTGTCCCAATCGCTCTGCAAGAGAAGGAATAACTATACGGCTTCCAAAATTACGAAGAAGATACAAAGCACGAGAAGACCCCGTATCGCGATAATACCAGAGTTTATAATAAATAATAATTCTCGACGGTTGGGGCATCGAAGGGACGTCCCCTTTGCTATTCGCCTCTACTACCCAGCCCACCTGATATGTTGAGTCTATGTTTATTCTAATCTCGGGGCGCGCGTCATAGGCTACCGCGGCTGGATAAGGTGGCGATGACTCGGCGTCGTAGGGGTAATAGTCGCCTGCCCTTAGTGCTTGTTGTGCTTCCTGTATTATCAAAAATTCGCTGTCATCATTCGTACGACTAACATGATAATACAAAGTATCACCATCTTGTGTAACTTTAGGACCTTGTCCTTTGTATTTAAGAGTTTGATCTTCTCCATTTTCATATTGAGGCAATGATTCGTAGTCGCCGTAATTAACTTCTTGGACACCGGCTTCTTTTCGTGCCAAAGTGTGGACCGCTGCAGTGAATAACTCACCAGATGCGTCAAACTTGTCCTCCCTAATCGTAAGGAATACCATGTCTGATATTTCATCAAACTCATTCATGCCCGGTATCTCAACGAGGAGCGCCTCCTTTGTGTCCTGCAGAACGCGGTATGACCTCATGCTATGCAAAAACACCCCATCTAATGTTTGGGGGTCACTTCCTGGTAATGAGTTCTTGATGGCATTATTAACGGGAACCTTTCCAAGTTCGAGGCGCTCGGTTATCAGATAATCAATAATCTCATCAAATCCGACAAACCCTCCGTCGTCCACTACGGAAAACTGCAACCCGTCCGGGAAGGCAATAGAGCCATCGCTGAACTCAATTCCGCCTTTCCCTACAACCTCTTCTCGCTGAATTTTTATGTTAAAGTACTCTACCAAATCCATGCGCAGTGTACTTTCGCGCGATCCTTCGAATTTCAGATAACGCAGGACAGACGCCACGATTTGCTGGCGCATAAATATTTTTATAAACTCAGTTTCAATTAATTCATCAATACGGAAAGCCGAAAAAACAAAGATATTTTTAATTATAAACTCAGCTATGCTTACTTGGATTAACAAAAGATACATGCCGTACTTGATCATGTTGCGGATCTTCTTACGCAGTGGGATATCTTTATCGTTGCATGCTGACTCCAAAAACTCTTTCTGCATCTGGGCTAAAATACCTTCGACGTCCAACAAATCAGATACTTCTGATGGAGGACAGTTATTGTTGAGGTGAAAGAAGTTGAGCGCCTGGAGTGTGGCAGCATCAAAGACGCCATTCTTGCGGATATAATCAAAAAGTCCGTCTGTCAAAATAGCGTATGCATATGGAAAGTGTCTATTCTCTATGCGCATGCGTGTCTCTACAGAGAGCGGATCACCGTCGGTAGGCTCAAAGCTGTCGACAAAGATTTTAGTATAAGGGTTTTGAGTAGTGTCCGTGGTGTTCTCAAAAGTGTATAATAATTCGTCCGTCAACAAAGAGCCTGTGATGCTAGCTTCGGGAATATAGGCGCCCGAGGATTGAAAATCTATAAGCATATTAGGCGATTCTAGAGGCGCATCTCCAGTTTGACTTGGATATGTAATTGTTAGAAAATTACCATTTCTAAGACTAAGAATGTCAAACCCATAAACACTATCAAGAAATAGCTGTACCATCAGGAATCGGCGATCGGCGCCTTCTTCGATGCTTGGGGCGGTGTATCCCAGATCTATAAGTTCAGACTCCGCCCTATCAATAAAAGGATCGGTACAAGAATCGCGCTGATTGTCGTAGTCAATCATTGCCGAAGAAATGACATTTACTAGTTTTGTCCAACTTATAATCTCATCGTTTGCCCACGATGGCCAGTTGCCGGCGCGAGGCGATCGGTGACGCTGTCCGGCTGCCCACTTATCAAGATAAAATCGCATTGCCGCTAAAGCAACCTGTGTTAAGTCTGCGAGGGGAGCGGTAGCAGTCGCACCAAAACGTATTGAAGCCCACTCCGAAATCTCCGGATATATATCTCTAAAAACCTCATCAGGAGGCTGAAGCATCGCACTCGTATCGTATGCATCATAGTCTTCTTGGGTTGCCGTAAAGAGGAAATATAGGACATCTCCGACTACTCGATCTTCCTGACATATAGAAGTGCCGCCTTTGGTAACAGACATGTTTCCAAAAATTCCTGCAAGAGAAGGTTCTGCAATCGCTGGTGCAAATATATCCGGAAAGCGATAAATCATCTGTTGAGACTGATATGAAGAAACTTCGGCGCCGGCGCCAAGTGCTGTCGCCTCGTAATATAATGGAATCGTAAGAGTAGGATCATTATAGGATGCACTAGCCATAATAATGTAATCTTGAAATTCTTTTAAAAACTGCTGATTAAACCGATAGGAAGGATATATTGGCTGAGGGGTGGTGCCCCCATCACTAATATTCTGCAATTTATCTATCATACCCTCTATGGCTAGTTTAAAATTAGGATCTTGTGCTGTTTCCGAAACTACATCTAGGGCTGTCTGGCTATTGCCAATAGCGTCCATAACTTCGGGTCCCAGAATCACTGAGGGATCAACGTCGCATGCATTAATATCAAAACTGCTCAAAGATTGTAAGGCTGTGATTATCGGCTTCAGAAAGGCTGGATCCAAAGAACTCAAACTACCAGTTGCCTCTCCGGCGTTTTTAAGAATTCCCGTAGGGTCGCCGGTTGTCATCGTCTGTTCTAGCAGAATCTCTTTGATCGATTGTGCTGAGGCTATGAATTGTAATTCGACTGACTCTGCAAGTGTATTGAATGTTTCAGGCACAGACTTAGTGATGGTGGGGTCGTTTAAGAACCCCTCTTTGTCTGGGCATTCAAAATTAAGGGGCGGAGGCTCCACTCTGAGTCCGTTCTCTATCAGGTCCAACAAACGGTCTGCCTCGGGTCCCAAATCGTCCTCCGTTAGACAGACATTATCCTGATTTAATCTGAATAAATCGTTAGCGATTTCATTGCACAAATCAGTGATGTCAACAACTCCCGCCAAATCGGAGAAAAAGCCCATGATGGCAGAGGTAGAAACGAGATCCTCGCTAATGCGAGGATTGGGGTATTCCAGATTAAATTCAATAATTCTGTCAACTAAACTTGAAGGCGCCTCGGAGCGATTCTGGAACAAGATGCAAATCTCGATAGAACTGAGGATGTTCGATAAACTCGTAAGATATACCATCATCTCATCAATAGAAAGACCGTTTTTGCGACCTAGCGAATCCAATTGGGTACCGGTGCCGGCTGATGGTAGGTTATTGCTCTCTAGATCTGTATTCAGCAGCTCCACAATATTTGTATCACCATAATCCGAAGCTCTTGGGTTGTTTAATTCACAGTTTTCACGCAAGAGTTCCGCAAGCTCCTCAATCACACTTAGAACTGCTTGCTGTAATGAGTCAACCACCGTTTTCTGTATCTGTTGCCAAATAGGTGGGGAGCCCGAGATGGTAAAGGGATTAAACATCTTCGGATCAATCACGGGCTTAGAAATCGAAGCGGGCTTCGGAGGGGTGGGCGGCTGGTAGGGTGTGGCTGACCGTAAACCATCCGCTCCCGTAAAAGTAGCTGAGGATGTTTTTATTAATGCGTTTTGAACAGCTTTGTTTAGTCTTCCTGCCTCGAAGGAAAGTCCGAACGTCAAACACAAAAATGCTTCCTTGGCCAACTCATCGACCCCAAGCTGACGAAAGACTTTACCTAATGCGGAATTTTTATCAATCAGCCCAAGAGGTCCATTTTCTAGCACATCTCCTATTTTCTTGGTGACATCGACGGCAGTATTAAGGGTTTTGGCTTTCTGATGCGCATAAACCTTTTTATATACTTCCGGATTTTCAGCAACACGCTGTCGGAGGTTCTGAAGCTCCTCACTGCTTAGAGCCGTGGTGAACCCCTTCTCAAGATCCTCGGTATCTCCAACATCGATCAACCCATAATCTGCTGCTATGCTCACCAGGATATTTTGCATGTCCTTTTTGGGCTGCGGATTAAAGTCGAGAATAGTAGCCGGAGGGGCGCCAAGTTCGCTCGATACCCCCGGGTCGTTGAGGAAATCAAAAAATGAATAATTCGTATTGTTGGTAGCTGTGCTTTGCACCCCCGCCAAGATAGATTGGTAGTTTTTAAGGGTGGCTAGGGTCAGAGGATCTTTGAGTAGGCGATTATATTTAATGATGGAAAAATACCCAATCTTCATTGGTTGTGATTCAATTGATTCTTCAATGAGCAAGTATTCCATCCCTGTTACTGCTATTTTTGCGCCTTTCTTTCCAAAAAAGATTGTAACAGTGTCCGCGTCGCTAAAGCTAGCTGACGACGCTGTTGTTTTAAGTTGTGCGGAAAGCGTCGTTACCAGAAGATTTAAAATCTGTTGGGTACTCGTCTGCATTGAATTAAAATCAACATTAAGGCTAATCTGTCCTTCAAATCCTTGAAGCTGAGTATTAAACATTCGGAGACCATCATTCAAGGAATTATTAGTCTTCCCTAGTGTAGCCACCGAGAAGGTCGATTCTGATCTGGTGTCTCCTATCTCGTTTTCGCTGTTGAAGAACAATAAATTTTCCTCAAATGACGGCATTGTCCCGCTATCCTCTAATTGCTTGCGCTTAGTGTCTATATCGTATTTCAAAGAAAATACAACAATGCGCATCTGCGTGGGTGGCTGAGTTTCATATCGATTTATAATAGTGGTTTTTGATATTAGGACTTCTTTCAGTGCTTCTGCCACATCTAATTCTGCGTTTTCAAACTTCTCGAATTCCTCGGTGTCGGATAAAAATGCATAGAACTCAGGAAAATAATGCGTAATGTATAGGTCTGCTGCCTTCTTTTTCATACGATCATCATTTTCGAAAATGCGGTCGTTTACCTTTATCTTCAGCCTATAAGATTGACTACTTTTTTCATAAAAAGGAATATTAAATTTTTTATTTTTATAACGTGGCATGATTAATTTGTACTATTGTATTTGCTAAGAATAAATAAACCTTTGTCGTCTTCAGTTGCTTCCGCGCCGGCAGGGGTAGACAAATAATTAGATTCTACAGAATCCAGCTTTTTCATTTGGAGCATTAACTGGCTTTCTACATTAGTGAGGTTGTTCACCAAAGTTTCCGTTCCTTGAGGCAAAAGCCCTTCAAAATCCGGGGCTGTTAGTTGACCATAGAATGGGGAACGATGAGTATGCTTCATTAAAGCTTGGGTGAGGGTTCTGTTATATTCTAAAAAGTTTTTAAATAGCTCCCGCAGATCATGGATTGCCTCGATGGTAGTGGTAAGACATTGCACCAAATTATCTCCCTTTACTAACGGCTGTAGGTCTGAGTCGTCATTCATTGCCATCAGGTCTATACCATAGCCAGCGGTGTCGGCATTTCCGTTTTCGCCTCCCTGGGAATTTTCAGCATCTGATCGAGTAATCAGTTTGATATTTTCGCGTGCAATAAACCTTAGAGTATCGGCTTTTGCCACCACGGTACTGCGCGGTGATTCGGGGTGGGTGGACCCTACTCTACCGCTGGGAATACCAAAATTACCATCTGGGTTGGAGCGCTGCGACAGGTAGATGCGCGCGGCATCTAGTTTAAAGTTGGGATCAACATTAACCAATTTGCCTTTGGCATCGCGGCGTCGAGCGCGGGAACCTAGGCGTCCTGCCACAATATCGATCGCAGCACAATGTGTGTCCTTTACACCCCCAAAGCCCGAAAATATGTTACTGGGGCGATCAAGACCAAGCACAATAAAGGAGTTACCTTTATCAATCACCTTTTCTTCTTTGGTGGCAATATACTTAGGCACATCTGCATCAGAGCGGGCGCCCTTACCAAGTCCCCAATATTGTGCCTTTTCCTCCTCGGACAATGCGTCATAAACTCTGCGCTCTTGTTTGGTGAGTACGCTAAGATCTACTGCTTTGGTTTTTTTCTTAACCATAATTTATCCTTTGTACGTATCAGCCGGCGATCCCTCTACGCCTGCAGCAAAAATCTTGTTTCGAGGGTGTCCACCGGTGCCATCCGCTCTGTGACCGTCCGCTTCTCCCACCGACCAATGCCAGAACTCTCGATTAATTCTTCGCAACCCAACGTCATAAAGTTTATTGTAAAGTACTCCATGAGCTAATATGTCTTCGCGGGTGCCGGCGCCCCCCCATAAGTCTATGGCCTGCCCTTCAGTGTGGTATCCTCGGCATGGGTGTGCCACTTTGGATCTCTGTGTCCTTGGATCCCACTTTACTTGTCCGGGCTGTCCTTTCTGCATATATGCTCTACGTTGTGTTTCAAACGATCGGTAGGCGTCTCCCACGATGAAAGGCTCTTTGCCAATCTCTGGATGATCTGATTTTACTGTATATCCCGCTTGTTTCAGCTCGGTATACGCTTTCTCGACGCGTCGAATAAAAGATTTTTTCCCCTTTATAAATCCACGCTTGCGCACTGGACCGGCGCCGGGGTTTTCTTCCTTCCATTCCTTGCTGCTGTCAGTCCACAGTGGCACAATAGTGGAGGTTATGATTTCCTCATCTAATATGTTCCCCTTGGGCTTGTAGCCAGTTCTAGCGGTATCTGCGCACCCTTCGATTGTGCCAGGTACTAACTTTCCCCTATAGTCTTGCATATCGCCTGGCGCCAATGGACCCGATGGAACAGCCTGGAAGCTTCCTTCCAAACTTGCAGCTGCGGCGTTGGTGCTCCCCATAACCCCCTCAATTGCCACCGACCCTTGGTTAGAAATGATACGAGGATTAATATTATTAATTGGATCTTCATATTGAATAACAACCAAGGATCCGACCGGAATGGGCGTCGGGAGGTTACTATAGATGGTTATATCT